CGTGAAATAACTAATCAACGCATTCAGAACCTGTCTAGGGCCCGTCGCAGTCTGCAACGAATCCAACAACAAGAGTAAACTAACTAACCAATCGGGGGGAGCCCCGACTACACTAGCCAAATTTCTAAATTGATCAATCAACAACTTAATCGGGGGGTAAGCCTCGACCAAAGAATTAATGATCATTTCAGAACTATCAACAGAGTCAACAGACTCATCAACTCGACTAGGCGGAGATTTATTGTACTCCACCTCAAAATCAGAGTCCATTTCCCCAGCCACTGGGGTAGAAGAAACCCCACCCTGCTTGGAAACCCAAGAGGGGGGGCGGGAAAAATCATCACACTGAAGATCGACCTTGCGGTCGAGATCAGCCTGACGACTCTTCTTCACCTTGGCGGTATGGACAACCGCACGATCATGGGCACGACGCCCACTACTCTTCTTCCAAGAGCGTTTTCCTCCCTTAGCCTCAGCACGAGGGGGGGGAACTTTCACATTGTTGTTAGCAACGTAATCAGAAATCGAACTCCAAGCACGCCAAGTTACTGGCGGGCACTCATTTCGAATTCCAAATACACTAACAGCAGAAGCACGACGAAGCTCGTCGCAACATTCCTGCTCAGCAATAGAAAGGGAAGACCCGAGCGTCACGGGTTGCCGAAGAATAGACCATTCTCGCTGGTCCGACACGATTTTCTGCGCACTCAATTGAGCACCAGAAACCGCCTCTGCTTCGAACAGAGGAATTTTTGAAAAATTTTGTTGTGGCTGTTTCGTCATTCAAGGGGGTGCAGGTTTTGCTTAGGAACCTCCGCTAAAACCACTACCTCCAGCGCGGTCGGTAGTAAATAAATGAATCAGATCTCATCAATGAAGATGGAATGATTTTAACGAGTATTCGTCTCGCATGCTATCAAGGGCATGAACCTAAACGGATGGCAAAGACCTATGAAAATGTCTGTAAGCCATCAATCCCCACTCAGGGGTCTCCGGAATTAGAACCGGTAATAAAATCCACTCACAAAGTGACGAGGATTAAGTTTTAAGAACAAAAAGATACGCAACGGAATAACACGCTGCATGTCATAC